ATAGGCGCCCCGCACCGACGCCTCGAAACTGCATTCCATTTCTTGCGCGTATTCCTCCTCGCTCATGGTGCGCCGCGCCGACGCCAACTCATCCGCGCTGATCAGTCCGGTCTCGGACGCCTTCAGCATCAGTTTCAGCATGTTGACGTTCTTCCAGATGCCCTGGCCCTTCCAGATGTCGTAGAGGCCTACTCGCCCGCGTGGCGTGCCAATGAAGGTTGCCCATCCCTTCTTGTCGGCGAGCGCGGGTCGGATGACATCGCCCCAGACGGACGGTCGCATGTCCGCGTACTCATCGAGAATGACACCGTGAAAGTAGCCACCACGCAGCCGATCTGGATTGTCAGCACCGTAGAGGCGCACGCGGGCGCCGTTGATGAGATCGACGCGGAGCTCACTCTCGTTTGGCGCCTTCGCCAGTAGCGGTCGAGCATAGAATTTGAGGTAGTCCCACGCGATGTCTTTGGCTTGGGTGTAGAGCGGCGCGATGTAGCCGAAGCGTCCATCGCCGTCCTGGTTGCGGATCGCCTGCTTCACCGTGTCGTTGATCGCGGCGACGGTCTTGCCGCAACGCCGGTGAGCGACCAGGACCGCCCACCGGTTTCTGCGTTGATGGAACGGCACGAACACCGCTCGCGGCTTGTACGGGACATCGGCAATGCAACGTGGATCGATGCCCACTAATGACATCAGCGGCGCCCGCCAGCCGCTCGCTTCTGGTCTGCTTCCTCTTGCTGCGCGGCCATGCGCTTCTCGTCTTCGGCGTCACGCTCCTTGCGGAGTTGAACGCCCTTCTCGCGGGCCTCGACCTCTTCCGGCGTCATGCCGATATAGGTTGAGATCGGCGGATCGGGCGGCTCATAGCCGCGAACGTAGGTCGCCACCTCGGCGCCTTGCCAGCTGTCGGGGTTCGACGGCGGCGGCGGGTTCATCTCGGCCTCTTTGACCAGGTGATGCTCAGGCAGTTCGCCTTCCTTCGTACCCTTCGCGTCCTTCGCCGTGCGCGTCGAACTATCCTTGCCCGCCGTGCCGCGTGCGCCGGCGTCCTTCTGCCCTTCGTCCTTGCGGTCAGTCATTGGGTCATTCCTCCTCGGGGTTTCCGTTTACGTCTACGTCCGTGACATCGTCGTCACCAAGCCAGCGCACATGCGTGATCAGCGGCTGGTCGCCTCCTTCGATGGTCTGCGCTGCGCGGCCATCCAGACGATCTCCGATTTCCTTGCGTGCTTCCTTGTCGCCGCACAGTGCCTGCTGAACGGTCATGTCGGCGATAAGTTCGAGTGATTGACCGGCAGGCACGCGAAATATTTCGCCGTCGATGCGCTGCACGATGATCTCGCCGTTCTCGTCGCGGGCGTCGGTGATCAATGGCAGCATCATGCCGCTATCCGCTCGCATCAAATCCTGCTGCCGCTTCAGCGCACGAGCGAGCGCGTCCTTCCACGGTTTCAAGCGTGGTGCGCCGCCAGGATTACCGCTTTGGCCAGGTTGCCAGACCATTGATGTTCAATGCCAACTCGTTGGTGAGACTGCCAGGGAGATCGTGTGGTGACCTCCCCGGCAGCTTTCCGCCAAAGCCTTGAGCGTGTAGCCGCCTGTGGCCATGTGGAACTCGCGTCGATCTTCGTCAGCATTCGATTTCTCTGTCAATCCCCAATCAGTCGAGGCTCGTCCTGATTGTCGTGCTTGGCGGGATCGAGAACGAAGGCGGCGATGTGCCGGCCCGTGCCTGGTCCTGCCTTGCCGTCTTCGGTCGAGAGCCATCGCACATCACCGAGATTGCGAACTTCGGCGCCGGCGGCGAGCAGCATCAGTATCCACTTGTCGATGGGGAACACCAGCACGGTCTTGTTGCCGCGTTTCATTTCGGCGATGGCTTTCTTCGCCCACGCGGTCGGCCCTTTCTTGCGACCGTGACTGATGATCGAGCCGAACGGTGGATTGCAGTAGTTTGATTTCCCCCAGCTCATCCGCAAGCCGTCGAAGCCGGCGGGCAGCGGATGTGGGCAGGGATCGAAATCGAAATTGAACTCGACGTTGAGCGTGGCGTAGATCGCCGGCGGGGTGAGCCAGTAGTGCTTGCCGTCGATGTCGTTGCCCGCGTGGAACTTGGCGTCGGCCCACGGCAGCTGCGATTGGTGCATTAGTGTCTGGTTTCCTCATCATCGATTGGCATTGCCATCAGCTTGCCGGCATCGTGCAACTCGAACAGCCAGGAGAACACCCGCTCGACGGCTTCGCGTGCTTCCTCCGGGTCTTGGTGTGTGGCGCAGAAATCGAACAGCAGCAGCGACAGCACTGCGGCGCGGATGGTTTGGTCCTGCTCTGCCTTCAGCAAGGCACGAACCCTGTCGAACAACCGTGAGGCGTTCGCGGTGTTTGGGTGATAGCGCATCAGTCCTTGCTCCCCGGCACCATCTTGTCGAGGTTCCGCAATCCTTGCATCGACAATTCTGGCACCGAGCGTTGCGTCTTGCGGAAGCGTGCGTCCATCTTCGCCTCGAGCTCCGCCTTGCGCTCGTCGCGGGCCTTGCCAAGTTTCTCCCGCACTACTGCGACCTGCTTCAGGCGATGTTCGGTCGGCGGCAGCACCACGCCATCGTCGTAGGCAAGTGTTTCAATCTCCGAGCGAAGACTGCGGATGTGGGCGCGACGGTCGCGTTGGTGTCCATCGAGCCAACTGTGGATTTCGGCAATCGCCGGCAAGAACGTGGCTTGCGTGAGGATGCCGCTGCGGGGATCGACCAGCGCATGCACGGCCTCAAGCGGGGCGCCGGCGAGCAGCGTCGAAACCTGGCGCATGTACATCCCGGGATCGGCAGGTGGCGTCTGCGGGTAAGATCCTACCAAGATACGCATCGCCTTCACGGCTTCAACCTCGCCGGCGATCTTGACATTCTCCAACTCGAGCAACTCTTGCCGCGCCACCTTCAGCATCAGCGCCCGTTTCGAAATCTCGACTGCGTTCGTCATTTGCCTTTCTCCTTTGCCATTGCCTTGTCGTAAAGCTTCATCGTGATCTCGTTGACATTCTCCGCCGCTCGCTCCTTCGCGCTCAGCCTTGCGGGGCCGTTGCGGCGCTTCTCGTTCTCCAACCACTCGGCTTTGAAGCCTCGCCAGCCGTTGCCGATCATCGCATCGGCGGCTGCGTCCGGGTCAGGACACTTGCCAAGTTCTCGGACTAGCAACTCCGCAGACCTCTTGGTGAGCCCGCAACGCAGGGAGCGCCGGTGTTCGATCACCGCTTTTGCCTGACCTGAAGACAAAACTGCTGTCAGGATCGACAGCGGCTTTTGCCGCGCTTCTGTCTCTGCTTCTGTCTCTGTCTCTGTCTCTGTCTCTGTCTCTGTCTCTGTCTCTGTCTCTGCTTCTGGTGCGTCATGTTGGCGTCGTGGTGGCGTCAGCGTGGCGTCACGTTGGCGCCGTCTTGGCGTCAGGATGGCGTCAAAAAAACCCTTTTCAACGAAGAGGTTAACGTCGGGTTTGGTCTGCATGAAACAGAGGCGGCGCAAGTCCTCAGGGTCAGCCGGCACGCGACCGTCATGGTCTGCGGCAAGCAACCAAATGGCAATTAACTGCCCTCGTTGCGCGTCGGTGAGCGTAATCCAATCCAAATCGCGCATCAGTCGGCGATGAATTTTGATCCATGGCGGTTGCCCACGGTCGCGGCGATAGGATTGCCAGCGATCCCAGTTTCGAATGCGGAGTGTCTTGCTAGCGTTGTCAGACTGTGCCAATGTTGCCTCCTTCTTGAGGGTTACTTGATGGCTCTCTGGTTGCTGGGTCTTGTCAGCCCTGTGTGTATATCTCCTGTTGCCAACCCCCGAGAAGCACCCCGCCTCTCGGGGGTTTTTTATTAGTCGCTGCCGTTCGGATCGTCGCCCTCGGGCACGGCGTTCTCGGTGTCGCCGCCGGCGGTCGCGGCGAGCAGCTCATCCAGTAATTCCTGCTGCTCGATGGTGAGCCCGGTCTTCACCAGATCCTCGGCAATATCCTTGATCGTTCGCATGCACGTTCCCTCCTTCTAGGCCACGGTTTCAAACAGAAGCTTGTCTTGCAGTGGATGCTTGTCGATGCGTGGCCGCGACTTGCACGACCACGATCTGCCGGTGACCTCGCCGATCTGGCGCCAGCCGGCAGCCTTCAGCGTAGCACCGTTTTCACTTGCGAGGATGTAGGTGCCGAGCCGCTTGTAGCCGAGCGCGAAGCTGGCACGCGCAGCAGCACCGTAGAGGAAGGAGCAGGCGTTCGCCGTGCCGTCGGTAGCGAGCCTGGTCACCTCCAGCGTCTCGCCGTCGTCGCGCTCGCGGCTAGTGGGCCGACCGACGATCACCACGCCGACGATGTGGCGCTGTTTAGCAGCTGCAATCGCGAACTTGTAACCGCGCACCGCGCCGTGATGGCGATGGTGGCGATGCACGAAGGCATTCGCCTCATCGAGATCGACGGTGACGAGTTCAAGCCGGGTCACATCTCGCGTCCCTTGTGGTTGCAGCGTTCGTGATGGGTGCGGCAGTACGCCTGCGATCCGTGCCAGCGTGGCCGATTGCACCAGCCTGTGTCGAGCGGGTACTTACAACAATCCACCCCAATCTCTAAGAAGGTCGCGGCCCGTTCGGCGAGCGGCGGATCGGGTAGGCCCGCCGGCTGCTCGATGCGCGGTCGCCTCGGCTTGGCAATCACCACCCGCTGCAACTTCGGCACCTCGGCCAGGTAGCGTCTGGCTTGCACCTTACGAGCGCGGGCGATCTCAATCGGCGCCGGCCCGTTGCGGCGTGGTAAGCCGATCCGGTGCGCTCGCCCGATGATGGCGTTGCGCGTCTTGCCGATCCTGTGGGCAATGTGTGAACAAGTCAGGTTGTCCATCCAATCCTGGATGAGCTCCTGGTCCTGCTCGTGCGTCCACTTGGTGGAGAGGTACGGACGCGGCGAGGCCCGATGCGAAACCTTCTGGACCCCAACCGCGTCCTCGTCCACGAGCGGAGGGGGCCGCTCGCAGTCGTCTTCGTGCCACACCTCTAGAACCCTCCTCCGGTCCTAGCGGAAAATCTCGGGCCGTAATTGCTCTCGGCTCACGCCCAACAGCTTCTCCAACTGACGGCACCGCTCCACCGGAGCCTGCGGCCAATTGTAAATCGACTGCCGGGAGATTTTCAGCGTCTTGGCAAGCTTGCCGTAGCCGCCGAACTCGCGGATTTTCTTGTCGAGGAACTGCCTGTTCTTTTCACGCTGGGTAATGTTGTTCATGTCCATCATGTATCACTCTGCACTTGCTGTCGTCAATCTGCGCCTGACGAGAGGGCGGCTCCTCACATGTGGCGGAGAAGCCGCCCCGGCACGCCTCGCCAGCGGGACTAGAGCGGCGTGCCTTCCGGCGGCAAAGGATCAGCTTCGCTCACCGGATCTGGTGCAGGCTGCGGCGCCGGCGACGGTGCCTTGCGCTTGGCCGGCTTACGCTTGGCCGCAGCCTTCGTCTTCTTGGGGGCCTTCTTCTTCGCCGTCTTCTTCACCTTGGTCTTGCCCTTGGGCATCTTCATCCTCCCTGGTTGGCTTCGACAGTCCATTGGCGATGCTTCGCTGCAAGCTGTCAAGTGTCAGTAGGATGTCCGCACAACTCAATTTGCGTGCTTCAAGCGGTCCACCCAAGCGGGCCGCAAGCACGGAGCCGTTGCGCTTGATCAAGTAGAATTTCTTGATCGGCCCATCCGGCAGCAACCGCAACTGGTCTGTGGTCAGATCGTGCCATCTCTTCATCGATTGTACTCCGCGAATTTCTTCCGCAGTTGCCGGCTGCTGTCGTTGAGATATTTGAGGAGCGCCTCGTCACGCTCTTCGGCACTGCTGCACACCCGGCTGAAACAAGCCGAGCCGTAGGTCTCGCCGTTGCGCGTGTTATGCGCCCAGACCTTGAACTTGTGACCAGGCGTGCCGCGCCACGAGTAGCAGTAGCCGGTCGCCCGCTGATGCTTGTCGAGGTAATCCTGCGTCATCTCGACGTAGTCCACCTCGTACTGGATCACTCGGGCGCCGACCTTGCGACCGAGACGGTCGATGAAGCCGAAATCGTGGCGCTCGTCGCTCGCGTTGTCGCGCTGATCGGTCGGGATAATTCTGACATCGTTGGTCATTAGCCACCTACCACGACATCGATCAGCGTGGTCAGCTTGCCGTCTTTGACGGCACTGTCGAAATGCTCGCAGCCTTGCTGCTCGATGATCATGTTGACGGTCTGAAGCGCACGCCACAGATCGCGGAGGCTGATGGCTTCCTCGATGTCAAACGTGTCGGTGGTGCCATCGCGGGTGATGATTGCCTTGACCTGCTCGTCGGTCATGCTGGCTTCAAGGCGCTCCGGGAACTGCTCCTCGAAATTCTCGCCCCAACGTGAGGCGTAGTCGCTGACGATCTGGAGCGCCTGTTCGGCGTCGAGGGCATAAAAGTTGTCGTTGTCTTTGATCTCTTTGGGCATTGGGGTCATCTCCTGTTTTCGCTAACCCCTATGTAAGAAGGCCATGGGCGACTGTCAAGGGCCGCATTACAGATAGGTTGTAAAACCCTTGTTTTATAGGCCTTGTGAATATCTGTAATGGAGGGGTTGACAGGTCGATTTGGCTTCCTATATGCTCCCCATAGCAAGAGGAGACTGACACATGACGGACGTAGCAAAAACCTGGAGACAAGCAGCGGACATGGTCGATGCCATGGCCGACGAGCGATACGAAGAAGACGGCACGCCGCTGCGCGACCTGGCGCAACTGTTCCGCAAGAAGGCGGAGGGAGCTGCCACGCCGGCACCGCGCATGCTTGAGGTCAATGACCGCATCACCGCGCCGTGGCCCTACCAGGGCAACGCCA